GTATTAGCAAACAACGGCATTTATGCCCATATGGTAGATATTGACTCAGCGCAGATTTATTATGGCTAAATCACCTGCTTGGACTCGTAAAGAAGGCAAAAACCCCGAAGGCGGTCTAAACGCTAAGGGGCGGGCCTCTTATAACGCTGCTAACCCTGGGAAACCGGGGCTAAAGGCACCTCAGCCAGAAGGCGGTCCACGCAAGAAATCATTCTGCGCCCGCATGTCAGGTATGAAGAAAAAGCTAACTTCTGCTAAAACAGCTAATGACCCAGATTCACGCATTAACAAGTCATTACGCGCTTGGAACTGCAAAGAAGGCGGATCTGTTCGTGGCGGTGGATGTGAGATTAAAGGCAAGACTAAAGGTAAGATGATATGAAAGAGCATTTAACCGAAAGCACTAAACACGTTGTAGATGGGCTATCTTTAGTTACAGTGGTAGGCACCCTAACAGACTTATTGCCTGCGGTAGCGGCTTTATTTACGATTGTTTGGACAGTAATTCGTATCTATGAAACCAAAACAGTTCAAGGATGGATTAATCGTGCCAAGCGTAAGTAAGAAACAACATAATTTCATGGCAGCCGTGGCTAAAAACCCTAGCTTTGCTAAGAAAGTAGGAGTCCCTGCTAAAGTCGGGCAGGAGTTTTTAACCGCCGACAAAGGCAAAAAATTTAGAGAGGGCGGTATGGCGCTTAAACCAGTAGACTCAGAAGACAATCCAGGATTATCCAAACTGCCCACCGAAGTACGTAACAAAATGGGCTATGCTAAAAAAGGCGGACTTATGAAACATTCAGATATTGCTAAAGACAAACCCATGATGAAGAAGGTAGCTGCCGCTGCCATTAAAGGCCATGAAAAGAAAATGCATGGTATGGCTAAGGGTGGTGTAACCCGTGCTGATGGCTGCGTTATGAAGGGCCATACGAAAGGCAAGATGATTGCTATGAAGAAAGGCGGGATGTGCTAATGAAAAAGAAACGTTATGAAGAGGGTGGCGAAGTAGAGTTTGAATCCAAAATGGGGCAAAACCCCCAGATTGATGACATGACCCGCATTCGTGCGCAAGATTATGTTGAGGAAATGCAAAGACCTGCTCCTGAGATTGAAACCAGAGAAGCTCCAAAAGCTAAAAAAGCTGCTCCAAAACCTCAGCCCAAAGCAGAACCCAAAGCAGAACCTAAAGCAACTCCAAAAGCAGAGCCAAAGAAAGAAGAACCTTCCTTTTTTAAAGGCACTAAAGGATATAAAAATCTTGGAGCGTTATTTAAGTCTATGAGAGAAAAAGCCGGTATTACTAGCTACAAATCTGGTGGTTCGGTATCTTCCGCTTCTTCTCGTGCTGATGGGTGCGCTATTCGTGGTAAAACCAAAGGTAGAATGATATGAGAGCCAGCCGAGGAATGGGCGCTATAGCCCCTTCTAAGATGCCTAAAAAGAAGGTTATTACCCGTAGAGATAACCCCGATGCGGTAGATATGTACGCCAAAGGCGGGACAACAAAGTCCAAGGTAAACGAGGCAGGCAACTATACCAAACCAGGATTACGTAAACGGATTTTTAACAGTATTAAAGCGGCTGCGGTACAGGGTACTGGCGCGGGGCAGTGGAGCGCTAGAAAAGCTCAGTTAATGGCTAAACGATATAAGGCGGCTGGCGGTGGCTATAAATGAGTGGATTGGCAAAATCTCAGCGTTCTTTAAAAGCTTGGGGCGACCAAGAATGGACAACCAAGTCGGGGAAAAAATCGTCCGAAACCGGCGAAAGGTACCTGCCAAAACGCGCGATCCAGTCGTTGAGTCCATCCGAGTACGCAGCAACAACACGAGCAAAACGGGCCGGAAAAGCCCAGGGAAAACAGTTCGTGCCCCAGCCAGCAAAAATAAAGCAAAAAGTAAAGCCGTACCGAAAGGTTAAATAATGACTACTACAGGTACTAATACCTTTAATTTAGACATGAACGACCTCATTGAGGAGGCGTTTGAGCGTTGTGGTCTTGAGGTTCGCTCTGGTTATGACTTCCGTACTGCACGGCGGTCTTTAAACCTATTAACGATTGAGTGGGCTAACCGGGGTATTAACTTATGGACTGTAGAGCAGGGGCAGTTTGTAATGAATACTGGGCAGGCTATTTACCCTATACCTGTAGACACAGTTGACCTTTTAGATACCGTAGTGCGTACCAATAATGGTCAGGGTAACAACCAAATTGACATTAATATTAGCCGTATTAGCGAGCCTACTTACCTTACCATTCCTAATAAAAACGCTACAGGGCGTCCAATTCAGGTTTGGTTTAACAGACAGTCAGGCAACGTTGCAGCGGTCCCACAGGCTGCTTTAAACGGCGCTATCAATGCAACTGACACGACTATTACCCTAGTCAATGCTGCTAATCTCCCAACTCAGGGATTTGTTAATATTGACAACGAAACCATTGGCTATCAGAACATCGTAGGCAATCAGATTATTAATGCTTGGCGTGGTCAGAACGGCACAACGGCAGCAAGCCACTTAACGGCTGCAGAGGTATATACTAATAACTTACCATGCGTTAACGTCTGGCCTACCCCTAACCCACCTGGTGACCAATACACATTTGTGTATTACAGAATGCGTAGAATCCAAGACGCTGGAAGTGGTATAAGGACTCAAGATATCCCATTCCGCTTTATTCCCTGTATGACTGCTGGTTTGGCTTATCAGTTAAGTGGCAAAATGCCTGGAGTTGATCCAAACAGAATAATGATGCTCAAAACCGAATATGAACAGCAATGGCAATTGGCCGCGGATGAAGATAGAGAAACAGCCGCGATTCGTATAGTTCCACGTAACTCGTTCTTCTATAGATAATGGCATGCCAAATAAGTTTGCTTCAGGTAAGTATGCAATTGCGGAATGCGACAGATGTGCGCAGAGGTATAAACTTGCAGAGTTAAAGATACAGATATTAAAGACAAAACCGTACCAAGTTAAGGTTTGCCCGTCTTGTTGGGACCCAGATCAGCCTCAGTTGTCATTAGGCTTGTATCCAGTAAATGACCCACAAGCTGTGCGGGATCCAAGACCAGACGTGAGTTATTTAGTATCAGGACAAAGTGGTTTACAGATTAACCAGACGGGCATTGGTCCAGATGGGTTTGGTAGCCCAGAGTTAGGTAGTAGGGTGTTTCAGTGGGGGTGGAATCCAGTCGGGGGCAGTAGAGGTCCTGATGCAGGTTTAACCCCAAATGACTTGGTACAACAAGTAATTCTTGGTACAGTAACGGTAACAACAACTTAAGGAGTTGAAAATGTACAAAAAAGGCGCAGATGGTATTACCAAAAAGGGCAAAACCGAAGGTAAAAACTTGGGTGATTCTGGCCCATCAGTAGGTATTGAGAAGGGTCCAAAGAAAAGCACCAGCTCAATGAACAAAAACATGAAGACTATGGGTCGCAATATGGCTCGTATTATGAATCAGAAGAAATCAGGAAGAGGTCGATAATGGCTAAATTTTCTATGAAAAAAGGCGGTAAGGAAGTAGGACCTGCTGAGGTTTATGCTGCACCGCACACAATGGACGGTAAAGCTACTAGTATCGTGGCAGACAGTGCTTACACTCCTGGTGCCAAAGTAGTAGACACAATGAACATCTCTGTTGGTGGTATCAGTAAGGGTAATTATCCTCCTGAGAATCGCTACGGCAAGATTCAAATGCGTGGTACTGGCGCGGCTACTAAAGGCAAAATGTCTAGCGGAAAGATGGGCTAATGAACTACCAGCAGTTATCTGAAGCAATCCAAAGTTACGCTGAGTCTACAGAGCAGCTTTTTGTCTACAACATTCCTAACTTTGTCCAGCTTTGTGAAGAGCGGGTTTATAACGCCGTTCAGATACCTGCTATTCGTAAAAACGTTATTGGTAACTTTACCTCTGGCGATGCTTACTTAGCCTTACCCAACGATTACTTAGCGTCTTTTTCCCTTGCTGTGATTGATGCGCTTGGTAACTACACGTATTTAATTGATAAAGACGTTAACTTTATCCGTGAGGCATACCCAAACCCTACCGATACTGGCACCCCTAAGTATTATGCTCAGTTTTTACCATATACTTATTTAATTGGGCCGACTCCAAATAGTAGCTACCAGACCGAGTTGCATTATTATTACTACCCAACCACGATTGTTCAGGGCGGTATTGCTGGTTTTGGTACGATTGTTGGAGGTTCTGGCTATACCAACGGTACGTATGAGAATGTGCCTTTGACAGGCGGCGATGGTTCAAACGGATCAGCCACAATAACTGTATCGGGTGGCGCAGTAACTGCTTTGACTTTAATAAACCCAGGATATTTATATCTTGTAGGCAACTCTTTAAGCGCTGCTACCTCTACAATAGGGGGTACTGGAAGTGGATTCTCAGTGCCTGTAAGTAATATTCAAAACGCAGCTGGGACGTCCTGGCTGGGTGATAATTTTGAAAGTGTTTTGTTGTATGGTTCGTTGCGTGAGGCTATCATCTTCCAAAAAGGTGAACAAGACTTAGTTACATACTACGAACAGAAATACCAAGAATCCTTAGCGTTACTCAAAGATTTGGGTGATGGTAAAGATAGACGTAGTGCTTATCGTGATGGACAATTACGATTACCTGTACCTGGACCCGTAAGATAATTTTTAGGAGATTCACATGCCAATTACTCAAGCAATGGCTACATCGTTTAAGGTTCAAATCTTAAATGGTCAGCACAATTTTTCAGCAAATACGTTTAAATTAGCCCTGTATACCAGCTCGGCTACTATTAACGAGAACACAACTGTGTATTCAGCAACTAACGAAGTAGCTTCTACTGGCAACTACTCTGCTGGTGGTAATACTTTGTCAGTTAGCGTAACCCCAACAAATACTGGCAACGTAGCTTTCGTCTCGTTCTCAAACACTTCTTGGGCAAATGCAACAATTACTGCTAACGGCGCTTTGATTTATAACGCTAACTTGGCTAACGCAGCTGTTGCTGTATTGGCTTTTGGTGGTGATAAGACATCAACCAACGGTACTTTTGCAGTGAACTTCCCAACTGCTGATGCAAGTAACGCAATTATTCGTTTGACCGCTTCGTAATTAGGAGAGCCTTATGGCTTTGATTCTGAAAGATAGGGTTAAGGAAACTAGCTCTAGCTCTGGCACAGGCAATATTACGCTTGGTGGCGCATTTCCTGGCTATCAAGCGTTTAACGCCGCTATAGCTTCTGGTTCTACCGTTTATTACACCATACATAATTTAACCGCTGGGTTTGATACCGAGTGGGAAGTTGGTGTTGGTACGTTTACGTCTCCAGCTACATTGGCTAGGAATACGGTTTTATCCTCATCTACAGGGTCGTTAATTAACTTTACTGCAGGTTCGGGCGGTCTTGAGGTATTTATTACTCAGCCAGCGGGTGAAGCAGTTTACATAAATCAAGCTACTAACAGAGTAGAAGCGTTTGGTAATGGCGCTAACACTATTGCCTTCACAAACATTAATGCTTCTAACGTAGTCATGGTGTCTGGAACAATCAGCACCAACGCTGCCAATGCTACGGATATTACCAACAAGACTTATGTTGACGGGCTTTTCTCAACAGGTATTTCTTATCATGAACCTGTTTTAGTTGAAGAAGATGTAGCCTTAAATGCTGTATATGTCCAGCCAAATGGCGCTGGTAATGGCGTAGGCGCAACACTTACTAATAACGGGGCTAATGCTGCTTTAGTTGTTGATGGTGTAAGCGTAGCTAATACAGCCCGTATTTTGGTCTATGCACAGGCTAATGCAGTACAAAACGGTGTTTATACAGTTACTAATCCAGGTAATGCTACTGCACAGTGGGTTCTAACCCGTGCAACCGATGCCGATACTTTTGGTTTAGCCAGCCCTACTAAGTTAGGTCAGGGTGATGCGTTCTTTGTTTCAAGCGGTAGTACAGGCGCTGGACGGACCTATATTTGTAATACATCAGGTACGATTACTTTTGGCACTACCAATATTACCTTTGCGCAGATTAGCTCTGCTCAGATCTATGCAGCGGGGACAGGATTAAACCTTTCTAACCTGACATTTAGCATAGCTAATACAGCGGTTACGGCTAATACATATGGTAATGATGGCGCAGTTGGTCAGTTTACGGTTAATGCACAAGGGCAATTAACCAACGCTGCTAACGTAGCAATTAATGCTTCCAGTATTACAACTGGCACACTACCTAATGCTCAAACCACAGCCAACTCTGCTAATGGTGCATCGACAATTGTAGCTCGTGATGCCAATGGTTCTTTTGCTGGCAACGTCATTACGGCAACCACATCTAATGCTACGACCTTTAACGGTACAACGGGTAACTTCACAAACATTACTGGTAACGCTATAGCTCTAACGGCTATTAATGCCTCAAACATTACCAGCGGAACCCTAGATAACGCCCGTACTACAGCCAACACTTCAAACAGTGCAAGCACAATTGTAGTTCGTGATGCTAATGGCGCTTTTGAAGGTGGCAACGTAACCGCAGCAAACTTTATTGGTGCTGGTACAACCATAACCTCTATCAATGCAAGCAACATCTCGTCTGGAACAATAGGTAATGCTCGTACTACAGCGGCTTCTGCTAACGGCGCATCAACAATTGTGGCTCGTGATTCATCGGGTAGCTTTGGTGCTGGCGATATTACTGCTAATTCTATTTCTGGTAACGGTGTAGCTTTAAGTGCTATTAATGCTTCAAATATTAGCTCAGGCACTGTAGGAACAGCTCGTCTTGCAACTGGAACAGCAAATTCCTCTTCATACTTACGTGGCGATCAGACTTGGGCTGTTTTAACAGCACCTAACAACGGTACCCTATCAATGGGCGTATCAGGTACTGGGTTATCTGGTTCAGCTACATTTACTGCGGATCAATCTGGTAATACCACGTTTACAGTGGCTTCAAACGCTAGCTCAGCTAACGGTGCTTCCACTATTGTTGCCCGTGATTCTGGTGGTAACTTTGCCGCTAATACAATTACTGCTAACCTAACTGGAACTGCGTCTACAGCTACTACAGCTACTACAGCTACTACGGCAAATGCTCTTAATACTGGGAATAACTACCAAGTAGCTGGTTTAGGTATTGGAACTGCTGGCGCTGCTGGTGAATTAAGAGCTACAGGAAACGTAACTGCATTCTTCTCTGATGAGCGTTTAAAAACCAAAACGGGCGATATTGAAAATGCGGTTGATAAAGTATGTCAAATTGAGACAATGCTTTACCATGCTAACGAAGTTGCTGTAGCTCTTGGATATGATGCGTCTATTCCAGAAGTAGGTGTGACTGCTCAGTCGGTGCAAAAAGTACAGCCAGAAATTGTAGTCCCCGCCCCAATTAACGATAAGTACTTAACTGTGCGGTATGAAAAATTAGTACCGTTGTTAATTGAAGCTATTAAGGAATTAAAAGCTGAAATAGATGCCCTGAAAGGTAAATAATGACCTTTGGTTTTTCACCGTATGCAGGAGCACCGTTTGCTGATACAGGTGAGGCAACGATTGGTATTACCGTTCAGCTTACTGGCGTTTCTGCTGTAGGTGTAGTTGGTACGGTTAATTTTAATACCGATCAAAATATTAATGTAACAGGCGTTAACGCAGTAGGTCGAGTTGGTAATGTTAATTTAAGTCTTGGGTGTACAATTGATTTAACAGGCGTTAACGCAGTAGGTCGAGTTGGCAATGTTTCAATAGTTGAAAGCGTTACGCTTTTATTAACGGGTGTTTATGCTGTAGGGCGGCTTGGCAACGTAGATGTACAGGCTGCTGGTACAGTTAACGTAACAGGTGTTTATGCTGTTGGTAGGGTAGGCACTGTATCCGTAATAGGTAATGTAATTGTTGATTTGACTGGTGTGCGCACCGTTGTTAGACTAAATAGAGTAAATGTTTGGGGTCTTGTTGATACTGCGCAAACTCCAAATTGGGGGAATGTTTTAGTGCCTTCAGGTTTCGATCAAGCAGCTTAAGGATAAATTATGGCAAGTACATATTCACCAAGTTTAAAAATAACCCTAATGGGGGACGGCGACCAATCAGGTCTTTGGGGCCAAACTACCAATACAAACTTAGGTACTTTGATTGAACAGGCTATTACGGGCGTGCAATCTATTGTTATGTCTGATGCTAATTACACACTAACTAGCTTTAACGGAATAACGGATGAGGCTAGAAATGCGGTTTTAGTAGTTACTGGAACAAACAACGCAGTTAGGGATTTAATTCCACCAGTCGTAGAAAAACTCTACACTATTGCTAACAATACTACAGGCGGCTACGCAATTCGGGTTATTGGCGCTTCTGGTACAGGCGTAAATATACCTAACGGTGCAACATGTCTTGTTTACTGTGATGGCACTAACTTTGTAAATGGATTGTCTGGTGCGGCTAGTAATTTTACGGTTAGTGGGGCGCTTTCAGTTACAAGTACGACTAATTTAAGCGCTGCTTTAAGTTATGGCGGTGTAACTTTATCAAATTCTGTGACTGGTACTGGAAGCATGGTGTTATCAGCTTCTCCTGCTCTTACTGGAACCCCCACAGCACCAACCGCAGCGACTGGAACAAACACAACCCAGATAGCAACTACGGCTTTTGTGCTGGCTAATGGTGTACCGTCTGGTGCAATTATGATGTGGTCTGGAAGTATTGCTTCTATCCCAAGTGGCTGGTTACTATGTAACGGCTCTAGTGGAACTCCTGATTTACGAGATCGTTTTATTGTTGGTGCAGGTTCTACTTATGCCGTAGCAGCAACTGGTGGTAGCGCAAATGCAACATTGGTAAGCCATACTCATACTGCTTCTGTAGCAGACCCAGGCCACTTCCATTCATGGGAAGTTGGTTTTAATGAAAGCGTTCCAGGTACACTCGGTCTTGGCGGAGCAAATTCTGCTTCAAAGTTTAACGATACAACTACAAAAACTACAGGTATTTCTGTAACAAACAGCACGGAAGGTTCATCCGCAACTAATGCTAACCTACCGCCGTATTATGCGTTAGCTTATATTATGAAATCGTAAAGACTTAGTTATGCCAATACCAGCATCAGGCGCCCTTTCTATGTCAACGATCAATACAGAATTTGGTCGGGGTAATAATTTAAATTCTTATCGTGGTACTCAGTACTACACAAGCACCGCTGGCCCGTTTTCGTTTCCTGCAGGCGCTATTGCGTTTAATAATTTTTACGGAACCCAAGCTGCTGCTCCTACATATTCTATTGAGTTTGTTGTTGCTGCTGGAGGTGGTGGCGGTGGCGCTGCTCCTGACCCAGAATTTGGTGGCGGTGGCGGTGCTGGTGGGGCTATTTTTAGTTCGTCAACGGTAACTGTCGGAACTGGATACCCTGCTTCTGTTGGTGGAGGGGGCGCAGCTGGCATTAGTAGAAGTCAAAATACTACCAATGGAGGAACTTCTTCTTTTATAGGGGTATCAACTAGTGGTGGTGGTCGTGGTGGTACATGGCCTGGATTTGATGGCGGTCCTTCTGCTAACGGAGGCCCAGGTGGGTCAGGTGGTGGGGGGTCTAATAACGGCGGATTTAGACCAGGCGGAAGCGGAATTGGCGGGCAAGGAAATGATGGTGGTGACTCGTCATCAAACGGCGGCGGTGGCGGGGGTAAAAATTCTGCTAATAGTGGGCGTACTGGTGGGTCTAGTGCTCCATTTGGTCCTTTTAATGTATCTAATGGGGGTAACTCTGGGGGCGGCGGTGCTGGTTCTGGAGGTACAGGAAATGGTGGACAAGGGGCTAGTAGCGGTGGAAATGGAGGTAGTGGAGGCGGCGGTACTGTAATTTTAAGGTATCCAGGCAGCCAAAGAGGTTCTGGTGGAAGTGTTTCATCTAGCGGCGGATTCACGTACCATAAGTTTGATGGTAGCGGAACATTTACAGCTTAAATAAAATAATGGCACATTTTGTAAAATTAAACTCTGATAATATTGTTATTGATGTATTAGTCGTGTCAAACGATGATATACAAAATTTACCGTTTCCAGAAAGTGAGCCGTTAGGGGTTGCTTTTTTACAAAAATTATTTGGAGAAGAAGACGGAATTACTTGGAAACAAACATCTTATAACCGTAACTTCCGAGGTAATTACGCTGGAATTGGTTATAAATACGATAAAAATAATGACGTTTTTATTTCAGAAAAACCGTTCCCTAGTTGGGTTTTAAACACAAATACGTGGGGGTGGGATGCACCTATACCGTTCCCAGAAGAATTTATTGGTAAAAAAACTGCTTGGGATGAAAGTACTCTAAGCTGGATTTTGCGAACTGAAAGCTCTGAATAATGTTTGAATATTATTTTTGGATATGGGACAAAGCAATACCAAAGAACGTATGTGAAACCATATTAAATATGGCTGATTGGGATAATGCTGAAAATGGTACTTTTAACAAAGGCAATGTTTATAAAGAGGATGAAACATTTCGCAAAACAAAAGTACTTTGGGCGGACCCTATGTCAATAATAGGATGTATTACACATAATTATATTTCACAAGCTAATAAACTAGCTGGATGGCATTTTAATTTAGGTGAATTAGAGCCAATACAATTAGGTAAATACGAAAAAAGCGGGCATTATGATTGGCATTCAGATTTAGGCAAACCTAGAAATGGTGTCCAAAGAAAATTGTCGTGTTCTATTTTGCTTAATGATGAAACTGTTTTTGAAGGCGGCAATTTAGAATTTAAAGGTGTATTTGAACAACCAAAATTGCAACAGGGTTCTATTATAGTGTTCCCCTCAATAATTGAACATAGAGTTACTCCAGTTACAAATGGTGTTAGGTATTCTGCAGTTGGCTGGATGACAGGACCAGCGTTTAAATAATTATGAATCAAGACCTTTTAGAAAATAACTATTTTTTAGTTGATGATTACATGCACCCAGAACGTGCAGCGTGGTTGTTTAATTATTTAAAAACTTCAATAGCTTTTTATCCAGATCAATATGGACAACCAGATCAACAAGTTCCCGGGGCGCCTTGCGCCTCAAACATGTGGGAAATGCTAGAAATGCTAGTTGATAATGCCGCCCCCATGAAAGCGTTTTTAGGTGAACCCGTGTTCCCAACGTATGTTTACTCTAGACTATATAAAAACGGGTGCGAGTTAAAACCACATGTAGACAGACCAGCATGTGAAATAAGTATGACTGTGCACCTAGGAAGTGATGGCACTCCTTGGCCTTTTTATATTAGAAAACCTAACAACGAAGTTGTAGGGCTTGATTTAAAACCAGGACAAACTGTAATTTATATGGGTAATAGAGCTGAACATTGGCGTGAGCCTTATCAAGGCCAAGAGTATGGACAAATGTTTATGCATTATGTTCTTGCTAAAGGTAAAAATAAAATACATTATTTTGATAAACAACAGGAGTTCAAATGATTAAAACAATCCAGGACGAACTAGTGGGTTCTGAGTTCAAACCTCGCCACACTATTGAAATTTACTGCCCTAACTGCAGTCGAGACGTAGACGAAACCGAACTGGCTTTGAAAGTGTGCAGTGATTGTGGTCATAGTTTAGAAGAACCAGAGCAACACGTAGCCATTGTGGTCGCCAATATGTCGTTTGGTGGGTCAACACTTTGAGGCAAAGAACAGTGAGATATGTCAGACGAACTCGGATTGAGTGCTGGTGCTAAAGGGATCAGCGAAGGGTTTAAGACTGGTCGAGAGGCTGGCAAAGAGATTGGCAAGAACATTGAAGATGTTCAGAAGGAGGCAGTAGATGTAGCAAAGGAACGGGCAAATGCCAAGATTCGTGAGCGCAGAGAAGCAGAGTTAAGGAAAGAGCGGGCGATATTTAAAGCCCTTGAGGAGTATAAACACCGCAAGAAGATAAGCGATGAGGAGTACAAATTGAGGGTTGATTTTATCAAGCAGCATGGCACCAAGGAGTGGCAAAAGGTGCTAGATCTCAAAGCCGAGATTGAACGGCTTGAGAAAGAAGACAAGAAGTACTTTGATGCAGAGTTGTCAAAGGTTAAATGGGTGCAGTTCTGGTGCTTTATGGCAGCAGGCTGGATTGCTTATTACATAGTATGGGGGTCTAAAAGATGAATATGCAAGACGTACTAAAGGCGGTTATTCCGATTCTTGTAGCCTGTATAGCATGGCTACTCGGTCAAGTATCCTCATTTCAGACCCGCCTAACCCAGATTGAGGGCAAAATGCCTGCTTTAATTACCTCTGAAGGCATACCAACAGATAGTCCTATTTCAGCCGAGCGCAGAGCCAAGATGCGGGAAGAGCTATACAAAGAACTCCATGACCTGCATGTGCGGGTCAAACTCTTAGAAGAAAGAGGAAAGAAATGATTACCCTATTTACTACCCTTATATCGTTTTTGTCTGGCGGTCTACCCAGCCTGCTTGGGTTTTTCCAAGATAAGTCTGACAAGAAGCACGAGATGGAAATGGCTCGTTTGCAGACAGAACGGGAACTCCAGATGATGGATAGAGGCTTTCAAGCCCAAGCCCACGTAGAAGAAATTAAGACCCAGCAGATTGAGATGCAGACCCAAGCACAAGAAAGAGCGTCTTTATATGCTCACGACATCGAGATTGGCAAGGGAGCTTCCCAGTGGGTTACAAATTCACGGGCTATGGTTAGACCAGCCATTACCTACGGTATGTTCATCATGTTTATGTTTGTAGAACTGTTTGGGTTCTGGTTTGCGTTCCATCGGGAAGTGCCATTTGACGTAGCGCTAAACCTCCTATGGGATGACGAGACCCAGATTATTTGGGCAAGTATTGTTTCTTTCTGGTTTGGTACTCAGGCATTTAAGAAGTGAAAGTAAGCGACAAAGCCATCAAAATGATTAAGCACCATGAGGGTGTCCGTCAGCGTCCATACCGCTGTCCCGCAAAATTGTGGACGATTGGTGTCGGGCATGTACTCTACCCACGGCAAGGTGCGTTAAAAATAGATGAACGGGATGCCTATGCACTGGAATATAAAGACGACCGTACCTTTTCGATGGAGGAAGTAGATGACATTCTTAGAGACGATCTTAATCGCTTTGAGCGAGGTGTTGAACGCTTCTGTCCTGTCAAGCTCACTCAAGGTCAATTCGATGCTCTTGTATCTTTTAGCTTTAATGTTGGTCTGGGAACACTACAGCGCAGCACCCTCCGTCAGAAGGTTATTCGGGGCGAAATGGAAGAAGCGGCAGAAGAGTTCTTGAAATATACGCTTGCTGGGGGTAAAGTACTGAAAGGCTTGGTAACTCGTAGAAACGACGAACGAGCGTTATTTTTATCTTAGGGTAAACCCGTATGCCATTACAAAAATTACAGTTCCGCCCAGGCCTTAACCGAGAAGGTACGGACTACTCTAACGAGGGTGGTTGGTACGATGCCGACAAAGTGCGCTTTCGCTCTGGCTTTCCTGAAAAGATTGGTGGTTGGAGTCGCATGGCTAATGCTCAGTTTTTGGGGTTAGCAAGGTCATTATGGAATTGGGTTACGTTAGCAGGGTCTAACTACTTAGGCGTTGGCACAAATATTAAGTACTACATTGAGCAGGGTGGCACCTATAACGACGTTACTCCCGTTGTGTACTTTTCAAGCCCAGCATTAAATAACTGCTTTGTGGTAACTAGCGGGTCAAATTCAGTTACGGTAATAGATGGGCAATATAGTCCAAGCGTTGGCGATTATGTAACTTTTTCAGGTGCTAATACCGTAACGGGAACTAACGTAACAAACACCATTCTCAATCAAGAATATGTGGTGGCATCTACAGTTAATACGGTAGCTTATAGAATAACAGTATCGGTTACAGCAAACGCTAATGCTACAGGGGGCGGCAACACAGTTATAGCCTCTTATCAACAGCCTATTGGTCTAAATACATATACTTTAGGCACTGGATGGGGTGCTGGTCCTTGGCCTGTTACAGGGGTAACAACTAACTTAACTAACCCTTTTGCCACAACTAACGGCAGTAATTCTGTTGTAGTAACTCAGACAGCCCATGGATTATCTAATGGACAGGCAGTTATTTTTGCTAATGCTACGGCTACAGGCGGTGTATCTGCGGTGCTTTTAAATACATTGTTTTACCCCACA